TGCCGGTCTTGCCAGTAAGCCGATAAAAATATTACTGGCAGACGAAGTTGACCGCTTTCCAAAAAGCGCCGGCACAGAAGGTGACCCGGTCAGCTTGGCTGCAAAACGTATGACTACATTTTGGGATAGCGTAATGGGGCTATTCTCAACACCGACCAATGCTGGAGACAGTCGAATCGAAGATGAATATATAACAGGGACTCAGGAAGAGTGGCAGCATCAATGCCCAAAGTGCAAAGAGTGGCATTTAGTCACACATCGGGATATGCATACTGACTACGACTGTTCTGTTGATAAAAAGGGAACAAGGCAGATTATTGTTAAGTCAGTTATTTGGCGTTGCCCAGATTGCGGGTTTGGGTTTACAGAAACTGAAATGCGGCAGGCCGCACAAAAATATATTGCACAGAACGCTTCGGCTCTCACTAAGGGGGTACGGAGCTTTTTTGTTAACTGTTTTGCATCACCTTGGGTGAACTGGTCAGATGTAATGCAGGAATGGTTGGAAGCACAGGGCGATCCAGAGCGTGAAAAAGTAGTTGTTAATACTCGTTTTGGAGAAGCATATGAGCGCAAAGGAAATTTTGAAAGCCATGAGCAGTTTATGCGCAGGCGTGAAAACTATGGCGCCGAGCTGCCGGAAGGCGTACTGCTTTTAACAGCGGCCGTTGACGTACAAGACAACAGGCTCGAGTATGAGATTTGTGGCTGGGGAATGGCTGAAGAATGTTGGGGAATAAAAAAGGGTACTATTTTGGGCGTGCCGGATACACCTAAAGTGTGGGATATGCTGGACGAACAGCTGGATAAGGAATATCGCTTTGCGTCAGGTAAGGGTCTTTTGGTAGCCAGGACGTTTATAGATTCCGGCGGTCACTATACGAAAGAAGTTTATGCGTACTGTAAAAAACGATTTGCAAGGCAGCGTTTTGCTATAAAAGGTTCATCGACACCAGGAGTGCCGTTATTGCATAAGTACGTTAAGGTTAAAACCGTAAGGGGACATACGATACCGCTGGTAATGTTGGGCACAGATAGTGGCAAACAATATGTTATGGATCGGTTATCGATTGAAGAGCCTGGACCTAAATATTTTCATTTTCCGCTTGATAAGAGTGATAGCGTAACTGTACAGCTAACTCGCGGCTACGATGAATTTTATTTTAAAGGCCTCATATCTGAAACGAAAGAGCCTCGTCGGAAAAATGGAGTATTAGTATATCAGTGGGTAAATATAGCTAAAGATAAACGGAACGAGCCTTTGGATCTGCGGGTTTATAACCTCGCATGTATGTTAAGCGTAAATCCTGATTTCGAGGCTTTGGAAAAATTGATCAATAGCCCGAATGCAATCAAAGAACAATCGGTAAAGTCTAAACTGAAAAACAAGCCTAAAGGCGGCTACGGCTGCATTAGAAAAGGTGTGAGGGGGGAGTATTAGTGGCAAGTACGGTACTTAATGAACGGTTAAAGCAGTATTTATCTGCAGAACAGTCTATTTTGGTAGCAGGGCAAAGCTACAGAATTGGCAATAGAACGCTGACGAGAGCTGATTTATCAGAAATAAGAAAAGAAATAAATGATCTTATTGCTGCAGGAGCGACTACGGATGAGGCAATGTATCCAAGAGGGCATCGAACAAAGCAAGTTATTATGCGGGATTAGGAGGATAGATGATGGTGAAACGTAAAAAAGTAATACCGGCTAAGGCCAGGCATCCTACTGAGGGAAATGAAAATAATAAAAAAATAATAATATTGAACAGCGGCTATTCAGAAGGCGGCGCCAGTAGGACACGAAGTACTTTACGTGGCTATAATCCCTTGAAATCCAGTACTAAAGCAGATGTTGATGTAAATTTGGCAACTTTACGAAACCGCAGTGCAGATTTAGTATGTAACTCTCCGCTTGGTTCAAGTGCTATTAATACTTCGCGCAGCAATGTTATAGGCGCTGGTCTTAAGGTTTCTCCTAAAATAGATTATAGGCTGCTGGGATTGACTGCAGAGGAAGCTAAAGAGTGGCAGCGTCAGGCGTTTCGTGAATTTAACCTTTGGGCAAACAGCACAGCTTGTGATTTGTATCGAAAGAATAACTTTTTTGATATGCAGGATATTGCATATATGAGCTATCTTGTAGATGGTGACGGATGGGCAGCGATCAAGTATCGCAGGCCGGTGCCTGATAATCCGTATTGTTTGAGAGTACAGCTTTTTGAGGCCAGTAGGGTCTGTAACCCAAACAGCAGTGGTTCGTATGGTTCTCCATCTTATTACGATGTTGAAATGACTAATAATAAAAACGGGAATCGTATTATCAACGGTATTGAAATAGATTCAGATGGGGCTGTTGTGGCTTATTGGGTCGCAAACAGGGTACCTTTTGATTTAAGTGATCCTGCCGCAGTTTTAAAGTGGCAGCGAGTGGAAGCATTTGGCAAGTTAAGTGGTCGGCCAAATATTTTGCAGATATCGCATGAAGAACGACCAGAGCAGTACAGAGGCGTACCAATATTGGCGCCGGTGATCGAGGTATTGAAGCAGGTCAGCCGCTATACTAATGCGGAGCTTACGGCTGCCATCATTAAATCGTTTTATACTTTGTTTTTTACGACTAATAACAATATTGATGATATGAATGATGTTCTAAGTTCAACTTATGGTCAAGCGGAAGCCGTAACACCAGAAGACCTGGCTCATGTTGAAGTTGGTCCGGGAACGCTTAATCTGCTGCCTCCTGGTGTCGATGTAAAGTCGATGGACGCAAGCCGTACAATGTCAACTTTTGAACCATTTACAAATATGATGATCAGCCAGATCGGTGCAGCTATTGGCACACCGGCAGAGGTGTTACTTAGTCGTTTTCAATCTTCATACTCTGCGGCACGTGGGGCATTATTACAAGCTGCCAGTAATTTTAAAACCAGACGTACCTGGTTTGCACGTGATTTTTGTCAGCCTGTTTATGAAGCTTGGCTGGCAGAGGCGGTTGCTATCGGAAGAATTAGCGCTCCTGGATATGGTAGTGATCCAATCATAACTAAGGCATGGAGTAATGCTGATTGGTTTGGCCCTGTTATGGGGATGCTGGATCCGGTAAAAGAGGTAACTGGCGCGGCCTTACGCGTAAAATATGGTTTCTCTACCGGTGAACGTGAATCTGCGGAACTTACGGGCACTGACTACGATAGTAATATTGATCAAATCGCTATAGAGCAGCAGACGTGGCGAGCTAAAGGATTAGAACCGCCTAAGGCTGATAATACTGGTGGGAATGGAGGTGATAATGATGGAAAAATTTTGGCAGGTGAGGAATGATGTTAGTGGCGACGCTGAAATATTGATTTATGGACCAATCGCAGCAGAGCGATCATGGTTTGGTGATGAGGCAACGCCGCAGCAGTTTGCCCAGGATCTTAACGGGCTGGGTGGCAGAGATGTTACCGTACGCATTAACAGCGGCGGCGGTGATGTGTTTGCGGCACATGCTATTCACAATTTGCTCAAAAGCTATAAAGGGCGTGTCACGGCGGTGATTGACGGACTGGCTGCCAGCGCAGCAACGGTTGTAGCCGTGGCGGCAGATAAAATCATTATGCCGTCTAACTCGTTGATGATGATCCACGACCCGGCTATCGGCCTTAGCGGATACTATCCTGCGGCAGAACTGTCTAAGTTGGTAGAAGCGCTGGCTACGATCAAAACAAGCATTGTCGCTGCCTATCGCAAGCGTTGTAAGGTATCGGACGAAGAAATCGAAACGATGATGTCCAACGAAACATGGATGGGCGCCGCAGAATGTAAGGAAAAAGGTTTTGCTGACGAGATCATTGGAGAAGTTACTGCTGCGTTAAATGGCAATACTTTGGTGCTCAATTCAGTGTCTTATGATTTGAAGTGCTTTGCTAATAGTGAAGCGGTAAAAAATAAATTTAAACAAAGTGAGGTTAGAGATATGCCAAGTGGTAAATTAGAAAAGGTTCTTAATGCTTTAGGCTTGCAGGAACTGTTGGAAGATACACAGACAACAGCTAATGCTTGTGACCAGACTAAAGCAAATAATACGCTTCCGGCGATGGCGGTTGATACTGCTGAAGCGGTTGAGGCTGCAGTAGCTGCTGAGCGTCAACGTGTACTTGATTTAGAAGCACTTGATGATGGAAAAAATGCCGCGATTACTGCGATCATCAATGAGGCTAAGAAAAGTGGAAAAACTGTTGAGGAAGTAAAAAATTATGTAGAAGCAGTAAAAAATATTGCTCCAGTAGAGGCGGTAGCCAATGCTGCGCAAAA